TCTGTCTCCCTAATAGCTTTTAAGTTTTGCAATTATTTTTCTTAGAAGGTTTGTTTAATTTTAATAACCGCCGCTAAAATCCAAATCCAATCCCACCACGTCAGTAACACTTTTAATGTCATCCGCTTTCCTGTCCTCAAGTTGCTGTTTCATTTTTTCCAATCCCGCCTCAAATTCCAGCCTGTATCTTGCCGCCGCCGCTTCTTCCTGCTGCCCTTTTCTTAACAAATCGGCCGCCGCGCCCAAAGGAATTAAGCGGCAATATCTGTCAGGATAGGGAATGTCGGGCTCATCGGTTGTTGCCGATAAATCCACAGGAAAATAAACATACCAGAGTTTAATTGCGTCAGTGCCGGTTTCGTCAGGGATTGGGATAAAACCTAACTTTATGTGAGAACCATGTCCATGAAGATAATAGCCAGGGTTTCGTTTTGTGGTAATGCCGATTGTAGTATTGCCTAAATCCCTTTTAACATCATCCGAGGTAATCGGCAAGGCCTTTGAAGGCGAGGAATTGGAGTTACTGGTATCATAATTAATCTCCACCCGTCTTACCTTAAAAAAGTCTGTCGGAAAACCCTCGTCCTCGCCATATTCCTGTTTATCTTCTTCACTATCAAACTCAGCGGGTGTTCCCACATAATAGTCCTCATAAACTTCAATGATGGCGGTAACTACTTCGTGATAAATATAGTTAATCCCCTCGTCAACTTGAGCCACTGACCAATCGGCGGCAATGATTTCGTCAAGATATACTCTTGTACTACTCCTTAAATCTGATAAAGCCTTAGCCATTTTATCTCCTCGCCAGAATATATAAAGTTCCACCACTTGATGCCGCAAGCGCCGATATTCTGGTAAATTCAACAGGAAAATCAAACATTACATCTGCCTTTAATAAAAAATCTCCTGTTTGAGCACCCCTATCAAAAGCAATATAAACATCTTCTGTGCAATGAAGTATTGCTCCCTTGCATTTCCACTCAAAATCAGCTTCTTTAGCAATAGTAGTAGAAGTTGAGATTTGTTCTTGTTCAGTTGCTTCGTTAGCCATTTTTCACCCCCTATTCGTTCTGAAATTTTGTTATTTCAGGTAATTTATAAATTTTTAACACACCATTGTTGTATTCTTGACGGTTTAAGTCCGGACACCTTAGATGTCCGCACTCAAGACCTTCAAGCTGATGGATTTGAAAACCATGTTTTCTTAGTTTGATACCGAAAAAGATATCATGCCCGCCGTATTTCATCGGTATGTCAAGCACCTCTCCTGTTTTGGCATCCAACGATTTGTCGGTTTCAAACCAGGGTTTTGGTATAGTTTCAAAAACTTCTCTTTTAATTAAGGTGCAACCAAGTCCGCAATGCTGGATAATGCCATTGACTTTTTTAATCGTTGACCAGCCGCCTTGAACCGGATAATCAACACAAACTACATCCTTGTCCATTTCAACCATTCTTTTTAAAGTGCCTTCCGGAATTACATTGTCTTCTTCAATAAAAAGGAAAAAGTTGCAATCGGTTTTCAAAGCCCGACTGACTGCTTTATTCTGGGCATCAGGGATTGGCAAACCGACAATAACAAGCGGTTCGTATTCAAAACCTTTTAGGTTGTTAAAGAGCGACTTTATTGTTTCTCCAAATATCAAGCCTCTGGTGGGTAGCAAAATAGCGATTTTATTTGTTCCGTTCATGAAACCTTTGCTTTTCCAGCCTTTTTTTTAAAAGCCTTTTGCCAACTTCGCCCTGGTAAACCTTGCCGTCAGGCCCTAAAGTCCTTGACTTGATTGTTCTAAAACTCTCAGGCTTCACGCCAACATCGGCATAACCGCCTTTTTTGTATGTTTCTTCGTTAATACCTTCCATAAACTCTGGAATAGAGGAGGAAGACAAGGTTGAACACTAGGCCTTCCTCCCCATTTCCCTAAGAAATGTCAACTCCTTATTTCAACTCCATGGTCCGCACGCAATACCGCCACCCCATAAATTTCGTCAATCGTAACCAAGAAAGCTAAATCTTTTGGAATATAGTTTCCTTGAGTTCTGGGTGCCATTTGCATTGCCAAAGCGAAAGCCTCTTTGTGGAATAAGACATTATGAGTTTGTGTCGGCGTTCCTGTACTTGTCGGAACCTGGTTAGTGTAATAAGTCGGCACACCATAAATATCTCCAATCAAAAAGCGGCTGTTTGGCCCTTTGCGAACAACAGTCGGCTGGTCGTATTGACCCATATAATCAGCTTTAACAAACTTATCCAGTTTGAATAAGGCCGTCATTTGGGAAGGAGCAACCACAAAAGCCCTGTCTTCTATAGGAGCATCAGCCTCGTTTAAAGTCTGAATAGCCTTTAGAATAGTCGCATCAGTAATATCAACACCATAAGTGCCAACATCAGTTGAGGTTAAGGAACTGTATAAAGCCAAAAGGGCGGTATCAACAACTTTCGCTATTGCGTAACCGGCCGACTTGGTATAAATCTCCCTTAACTGATACTGAGATTGGACTTTAACAATGTCTTCTACTCAATTTGTTATCGCAAGTTTTCTATTTCTTGCTTCTTACTATTCCTAGTAAGTTCTGGTCATGTCATCACTTTCGTGGCGGGTGCTTATGGGGTTTATTGCTTCCTTGCTCACCCCCTGACCGACGCACCTTTTTGCTACTTTTACAGGATTAGCAAACTGGGCTCAACGTTGCCCACTTATTTCAGTTGGGGTTTTCATTGAGTTCGCCCGCTTATTCAATTAAGCTAACGAGTTTTGTTATGAATAATATAGTGGCATGAAGGATGAAAAGTAAGACCGTTTTCTATTTGATAAAAGTAGTCATCGTCAATCCTAAATTTATTAGGATTATTTTTAATTAAATCAGCTAAACTTTTGATGTGATGGGCAATCAATTTTCCTCCTCGTTTCTTGCAATGTTGGCAAGTCCAATTATCCCTTTTAAAAACCTTTTGTTGCCATTCATAGTATTTTTGGCTTGTCCTTATCCGTCTTGCTTTAGGTGTAATCCCACCCTTCCATTTTCCGTTTTTCTTTCCTTTTCTATCTTTAGCTGTGCAACTTTGTGAACAATACTTTCTTTTTTCCGATGGTCTTGACATAACTTTTTTGCCACAAACCTTGCATTTAATATAATATCTTTTAGTTAAACATTTCTTGCTACAATATTTTCCTCTTGGCGACCTATATTTATTATCAATTTCACTTAACTTTACTTTGAATTTTTTCCCACAAGTTATACAAGTAAATATCCGAGAATATTTTCTTGTCTTGTCAGCCTCAAAGCATTTTCGTGAACAATATTTTTTTTGTAGCCAAATAGGTTTTGTTAAAGGTTTATGACAAAAAGCACATCTTCTCATGCTTTAATCATAACAACATTCTTTATATTTGTAAATGTGCAAACGAGTTCTTCAATGAATCCCTTTCATTCTCTGAACTCCACTCGTTAACTTAAAGGTCGAAATAGTCTTTAGACTCTCGAAGGAACACTCCTTATGTACATTGATACTGATGGTGCTTTCTGTTTCTGTCGGGACGTTTAAGGTAACTTCGGAATTGGCCTCCTTATCATTGGCTTCCAACTCGGAGACATTTGGTATATGGATGTAATCTCCTTTTTGCTTTACCTCATTGTCGTAGCGGGCAACCAATGGAGCCATAACTAAAGCTCTTTCCCTAAACATCAAGACATCACTAGCCCATACTTCCGGGATAAAGTACTGGGCATCGGTAACATCAATTGTATCTGCCACGTATAATCACCTCTTTCCCTGTGGAAGAAGGTTTGAAAAAGTTTTATTCAATAAGCAAAACTTTAACGAGGAGAAAGTTTGGCAAGGTCTATCTTGTCCTTATGCTTTGCCCACCAATCGGGTCCGTCAGGCTGTCTTAGTCGCTCTCTTAGAGTTTCTCTAGTCAGCACTTTTTCACCTATTTTGACGGAAGCGACAGGCTTCTCAGTATAAGGTTCTTTGCGTTTCTGATAACCTCTATGTTTTATCTCAAAATCCAACAACTCGTCTTTGTACAACTGTTCGTAAGCAGCCTCAAGATTTCCGCCATAACCATGAGTTCTGGCATAATCCTCGACTTCTTCCGAAAGGTATTTGGGACGGCCATCCGAACCATTGAATTTGGTAGTCAAGCGGTTATGCTCAAAATCCAAATACCAACGGTTCTGAAGAGCGTTTAACTCTTCTTTGGTAACTACTCCCTCATCTTTAAGCGGCTTTATGAGCTGCTTAACCGCTTCCTTGACTTCATCTTGCGATGGAGCCTTGGGTGGCGTTGGAGTATCCGATGGTGTTAAATTGCTGGGTGTTTGAAACTTGGTTCTCTCAAGTGCTGTTTCCGCTTCTTTCGCTCTGCGAACAAGCTCAACAACTCGGTCTTGGGTAGAACCTCTCAAACCTTCCCACTCTTTTTCTGCTTCTGACTTTGGCTTTTTAACGACTTTGCTGTCGGCCTTATCAGAGTCGTCTGCGGGCGTTTTTTTGTTTGTTGGCGAGTCATCCTGAGTCTCTGCGCTCTCAGGGTTTTTGCCTTTTTCATCAGGCATTTCCGCCTCCTATTCTCATGTGCTTACGGCCATGAGTCGGTCCGCTAACGTTACGGACAAGCGAATAAATAAAAAAAGGCTTCCTTTCCAGAAAGCCTTTTCGAGAGAATTAAACTCAAACCTTCTACAGAAAAAGTTTAATTCCCTCCAGAAAACCTTCTGAAGGAGTAGAAGGTTTGTAATATGTTTTTAAACGTGCTTACTTCTTTTTTCTTTTTCCCTTATGGGGTTTCCTTTTCCAGCCACCAGTCGCATAATAGGCTTTTACCTGCTTTTTGGTATAAGTTCTGCCTGATGGACTTTTATACTTATTTTTCCCCACTTTTTTAAAAGGCATAACCCTCCCTTTGCGAACTCCCCCCGTCGCAATTAAAACTCAATATTTCCCCCCTAAAATCAAGGTTTATTTGTCGTCCCAGATAATAGTTGTATTATCTCCGTTTGTGTGAACGCATCCGCCGTCTAACTGTAGGCCAGGATTAAATTCACCGGACAAATTCAATTCATAAACCCAATCACAACCTTCTGCGTGAGTCGGTTGGACAAACTTTAAAGCAAGAGAATTGGTGCTAACGCTTCCCATTCCACTGGCATGACCGGTAGCTGATACTTTGTTGTAAAGATGTAAAACATCCGCATCAGTCGGGTTGCCGAAAATAATCTTTTTGACAAAACAATCATTACCGGCAGCATTAAAAGCGGTTGCATCACTTGTGCTGTTATCTGAAGCTATATATGTATAACGCATAATTTAATTGATATATTAGGCTATTTTCACCCCCTTGAAATGCCCTAGAAGGTTTGTTTAAATTTTTAATGTATAGAAGGTTTGAGGAGAGGTTATCTTAAAAAAAAAAGATTGCCTCTCGGCAATCTCGGATATGTTCCTTTGATTGAACTAATTTAATTTATAACACTATAAACGAATTATGTCAACAATTACTTTTTTTCTTCTGGTTTCGGTTCTTCTGTGGCGGGCTTTCTAAAAATCTGTTTTAGGATTACCATTGATTCTGATTCGCTCCCTTTTATATCAACT